GAACCACCCCCCGCCCGCCGGCGCCGCCGTCGCAAGCTCCAACCCGGCCGCCTCGAGCTGCCGGATCACGTCGTCCCTGTTGACAATGCCCGCCACGCGCACCCTAGAAAAAAGTCGCGGTTCGAATTACCCGCAGGATTTGAGGCGGGGAAGGACCCGCGCGATCGGATTGGAGTTGCGGCGTTGCGGGTTGGAGGCGGGCGCCGCCATCCTTGATTCGTGGGGGACGGGGCATTGTTCGGCCGCGCGATCAGACAGTGCGCAGTGAGGGAGACGCGCCGGGCTGCGTCGCTCCGGCGATGCGCTCCATTCGGGCGAGGATCGCCTTCTGTGCGCCGACCGCGGCGATGAAGTCGCGCTCGAGCTGTGCGCGTTCGTCAGCCGGCTCGATGGGCAGCGGATCGGAGTAGCCGCACTCGCGGCAGATGTAGGTCATCGCCGCGTGGCAGTTGTGCTGCCGCGCCAGGCGCAGGAGGAGCAGCACCTGCTCGAAGCTCAGCTTGTCGCGGCGATCGTCGTTCAGGCAGTCGAGCAGGCGGCGGTGCGCGCACTCGACGGACAGCTCGGGCCACAGCGTAGGCGCGACGGACTTCGTGCCACCCAGGGCGCGGATGACCTCGCGCAGCGCCTCTGCCGGCGTGTCGATGATGAGCGATTGCTGCTGCACCTGGTCTCCCCTCGCGCGGTGTCCGAATTTTTCGGACAGCTTCGGACGCCCACCGCCTAGCCGAAAAAAAGCCCGCAGTCGAAACTGCGGGCGCTGCCTTCCGTCACCGCAAGCCGCTGAGCGCCTTCTCCGACGAATCGAAGAGATCGGGCCGCAGCTCGCGCAGGCGGTACTGCTGGAGCAGCGGCGGCTCCTCGCCCCACTGCGACACAGCCCCGTGCGTGATGCCCAGCAGCCGCGCGACCGCCGCGTTGGAGCCGAGCTTTTCGATGACTTCGCGCGTCTTCATACCCGAACGTTAGCATGCTATCTTTTGGTTTGACAAGCACACGAACGCCGCTCGCGGGCACGATGGCCCGCATGCACATCGGCGATCGCATCCGCAGCAGGCGAAAGGCGCTCGGCATGACGCAGCAGACGTTGGCGAAGCAGGTCGGAATTACCCGCGGCGCCGTGTCGCAGGTCGAGAAGCGGCACACGCACGGGCCGCGCCCCGAGCACCTGTTGGCCTACGCCAAGGCGCTGCGAACCACGCCGGCCGAGCTGGTGCACGGCCAGGGCGCCGGGGATACGCCGGCCGTGCCCGCCATCGGCGAACCATCGGCGACGCCGTACCGCTCGCTGACCGATGGCGAGCGCGACCTGCTCGAGTACATCCGCAACGCCGCCCGCGGCGCCGAACAGCAGCGCGACCGGCTGGCGCGGGTGGCGATCTCGCTCCTGCTTGCACTGGCCACGCAGCCGGTGCCCGACGCCGCGATTCCGCCGCAATGGAACGCCAACCACCGCAGGGAGAAGCCATGAGCGATCGGTACTGCACCACCTGCGGCGCCGTCGGCGCGCCGAAGTCGCACACGCGCGGCTCGATCTGGGTCGAGATCGTTCTCTGGCTGTGCTTCCTGCTGCCCGGCCTGGTGTACAGCCTCTGGCGCCTGAGCACGCGGCAGAAGGTCTGCCGCACCTGCGGCGCCGCGACGCTGGTGCCGCTCGACTCGCCGGTGGCGCGCAAGGGCATCGCCAGCACGCAAGCGCAGTAACCGCGCCCTGCCCGCCTTGCGCGGGCTTCTTTTCGGGGTCGCGCGTTAGCATGCTTGACAGCATCGACGGTCAAAGTTAGAGTGCTAACCGTCAACCGACGGAGCGCACATGACCACCACCGCAACCCCCGACGCGCTGCTGCTGATGCTGGCGCGCACGCGAGCCACGGCCCGCCTGCTGGCTCGTGCCGAGGAGGCGCTTGCCGGCGCCTCCGAAACATTCGACATCGACGACGCGGACCTGCTGGTCGGCATCGCCGCCCGCGCCGTCGACCGAATCATCGGCCGGCTCGAGCTCGCCACCGGCGCCGTCGAGGTGGGCGAAGGGGTCGAGCTGGCTGAGCCGGCCGAGCCGCAGCCGACTTTCACCACGCTGTCGGCGCCGATGGCCCGCGCCATGGCCGCCGACGAGGCCGCCGATCTGCGCCGCGCGCGCGAGGCGGTGGAGCAGGCCGTCAGTTACGAGCGCCGCGCCGCGCCCGGCGGCGACGCGGTGTTCCTGTGAACGCCGAACGCGCCCACTGGATCCTCCGCGCGCTCGACTGGATCGAGCGGCAGGAAGACCGCCCCGTCTGGCTGGCGTTCTGCGTTGCCCTGGGCGTGGTGGTCTACCTGGCCGCCACGGGGCAACTATGAGCTCGGCGCGGCAGTACTTCGCGCTTGCGCCGAAGCCGGGCACGCCGCACACCTGCTACGCCGTCATCGAGCGCGGTGTGGTGGTCGAGATTCTGGTCTCGCGGCCGGATGGCATCGAGATCGAGCGGCCGGCCGAGTACCGCGTCCGGCTGCGCCCGTTCGTTGGCGGGCCGCTGGCGGCGCCTGGCTTCGGCACCGTGCGCGGCGAGGCGCTCGCCAAGGCGCGGTTGCGCGCCGGCGAGAAGGCCAAGCGGTTGCTGGCCGAGCGGCGGACCCTGATGAGCACCGCCACCGATGCTGCGCTGGCTGCCGCGCGGTCTCGCGGCGCCGACAAGCTCCATTTGGCCAACGCAGCGCGGCGGGTGCGGAAGGCGGCATGAGGCTCGAGATCAACACATCCGGCTCCTGGCGCGTGCTCTGCGACGACGTGCCGGCCGAGCAGCTCGAGGCCGTCCGCGACGGCTGCGAGATGCTGGTCAACCTGTGTCCGGCCAAGACCGTGTGCTTTCGCTTGACGCGCTCATTCCCCGGCACTGCCCGCATTGCCGTCGATCACATCCGCAAAACCGATTCGCCGGGGCGGGTCACGTGGGAGTCGCGCCGATGACCTGGCTGCGCCTGCTTCGCGCGCGACTGTGGGCCAATGGCCTGCAACGCGAATTCGAGCGCCTGCACGAGCAGCGCGCCGGCATCGACGCCGCGCTGGCGCGCAACGAGCGTGACTGCGCAGCGTGCGCCCGCGAGCTGGCCGCCGCGCAGGCCGCGCACCGGCTGCGGCACACGGCGCGGCGGTTTCGGGTGTCGCTGTGATGCGGCGGCTGAACCCGTGCCCGTTCTGCGGCGCCAAGCCGCCAGCAACGCCGGAGTTCGTCTTCGACGGCCCGCAATGGGGTGGGCCTGCGCCCCGCGCCATAGTCTGCGATGCCTGCAGCGCGCAAGGCCCGTTCATCGTGCCTGGCACGGACGGCGAACTCACCGACACCAATGCCAAGGCGCGCGTCGCCTGGAACTCGCGCACGCGATGACCGCCCAGCCCCCCGTCACCGTCGAAGCCATGCGCGCCGCATGGGAGCGCAGCGCCTGGCGGCGCGATGTGCCGTTCGGGCAGGCATTGGCGCACCCGCTGATCGGCCGCTGCCTGCGGCTGGGCGCGCTGATCCTGAGCAAGCCGCATCCGCCGCTCGACGCCAAGCGCCGCGCGGCCGGCGAGACGGAGCGAAACTTCACATGATGCACAGCGACTACTCCACGTTTCTCGACGTCAAGACGCAACACGGCGCCGAGCACGGCTTTGCCCCGATCTTCATGCCGTCTTTTTTATTCGACTTTCAGGCGTCGCTGCTCGACTGGGCGGTGCGCAAGGGCCGGGCGGCGATCTTTGCCGACTGCGGCATGGGCAAGACGCTGATCGAGCTGGCGTGGGCGCAGAACATCGTCGAGCAGACCGGCGGCAACGTGCTCATCATGGCGCCGCTTGCTGTCTCTGCACAGATCATCCGCGAGGCCGAACGCTTCGGGATCGAGGCGCACCGATCGCAGAACGGTGTCCCGCATCGCGGGATCACGATCACCAATTACGAGCGCCTGGACAAGTTCAAGGCCGGCGACTTCTGCGGCGCTGTGTGCGACGAAAGCAGCATCCTCAAGAGCTACGACGGCCAGCGGCGCGGCGAGATCACCGCATTCATGCGGCACATGCCGTATCGATTGCTGGCCACCGCGACGGCAGCACCGAACGACTACATCGAACTGGGCACATCGAGCGAGGCGCTGGGATACCTCGGCCACATGGACATGCTCAACAGGTTTTTCAAGAACGATCTCAACAACAGCGCCACCGGCCGCATGCGCGGCGAGGTCATCAAGTGGCGCTTCAAAGGGCATGCCGAGCTTCCGTTCTGGAGGTGGGTCTGCTCGTGGGCAAGAGCGATTCGCCGGCCGTCTGATCTTGGCTTTGATGATGGCCGGATGGTGCTGCCACCGCTCACCGAGGCCGAGCACCTGGTCGAAGCGCAATCGCTAGCCGACGGCATGCTGTTCGCGTTGCCGGCCGCTGGCCTGAGAGAGCAGCGCGAGGAGCGGCGCAGGACCATCACCGAACGATGCGAGCGCGTTGCGGCACTCGTGGCCAATACCGGCCAGCAGGCGCTCGTGTGGTGTCACCTGAACGAAGAAGGCGACCTGCTCGAAAAGCTGATCCCTGATGCGATTCAGGTGGCCGGCAGCGACAGCGAGGATGCAAAGGAAGATCGCCTGTTGGCGTTCGCCGACGGCAAGGCGCGGGTGCTGGTCACGAAGCCGAAGATCGGCGCATGGGGCTTGAACTTCCAGCGGTGCGCGCACGTCACGTTCTTTCCTTCGCACAGCTTCGAGCAGTACTACCAGGGCGTCCGGCGCTGCTGGCGGTTCGGGCAGGAGCGCCCTGTGCATGTGGACATCATCACCACCGAAGGCGAGCGCGGTGTGCTCGCAAACCTGCAACGCAAGTCCGCCCAGGCGGACAAGATGTTCTCCAACTTGGTCGCTGAGATGAATCGCGCTCAGGCGATCGGCAGGGCAAGCGCCTTCAACACTACCGCAAAGGTTCCGTCGTGGCTGTCAACGATCAACTGATCACCGAAAAGTTTGCGCTCTATCACGGCGACTGCATCGAGGTCATGCAGTCGCTGCCGGCGGCGAGCGTGCACCTGAGCATCTATTCGCCGCCCTTCGGTGGCCTGTACCACTACAGCAGCAACGAGCGCGATCTGTCGAACTGCGACGACTACGACCAGTTCTTTGATCACTACGCTTTTGTGGTCCGCGAACTGGCGCGCATCACCGTGCCAGGCCGCATGACCGCCGTGCACTGCATGGACGTGCCGACCGGCAACAGCGGCACGGATGCGCTGATCGACTTTCCGGGCGACATCATCCGGCTGCACGATCGCGAAGGCTGGCGCTACGTGGCGCGTTACGCGGTCTGGAAAGAACCGCTGGCGGTGCGCAACCGCACGCTGCAAAAGTCGCTTGCGCACAAGACCATCGTCGACGACAGCAGTCGCTGCTCGGTTGCCAACGCCGACTACCTGCTGGTGTTCCGCCGCAAAGGCGAGAATCCGATCCCGATCGTGCACCCGCACGGCCTGCTGGAGTACTACGGCGAACGGCCGATCCCGCATGAACTGCTGCACTACCGCGGCTGGCGCGGCAAGCAGACCGAGAACCGCTTTTCGCATTGGATCTGGCGGCAGTACGCCAGTGCCTTCTGGGACGACATTCGCATGAATCGCGTCCTGCCGTTCAAGCCTGCCCGCGACAAGGACGACGAGAAGCACGTCCACCCGCTGCAACTCGACGTGATCGACCGCTGCCTGACGCTCTGGAGCAATCCCGGCGAGACGGTGCTGACGCCATTCATGGGCGTCGGCAGCGAGGTCTACGCGGCCGTCATGCAGGGCCGGCGCGGGATCGGCGCAGAACTGAAAGCGAGCTACTACCGGCAGGCGGTGCGCAACGTCGAAGCCGCAGCCGCAGGCATTGCGTTCAATGCCGAGAATGCAGAGCTGTTGTTAGACGACGAACACGCCGAGGCCGCATGACCGCCGCGCTGCTGTTTCTGTCGACCTACGCCGTGGTGTTCGCCCTCGGCGCGCAGTCGCTGTTCGTCAACCGCGGGCGGTATCTGGCCGCGTTCGGCAACAGCTTCGCCATCGGCACCGCGCACCTGGCGCTGTACAAGCTGGCCCCGGACAGCGCCGGCGTCGAGGTCGCCGCCTATTTGTGTGGCGGGCCGTTGGGCATCGTCTCCGCGATGTACCTTTTTCGGCACTTGCAGCGACCGGCGCCGTGAAGCAGCAAGCCAACCGCTCCCGCGGCGCCACCACGATCTTCGTCCGCGGCGAGGACGCTGAACTGCTGCGCCAGGTGCGCGCCGAGCTGGCCCGCCGTAGCGGCTGCGATGTCAGCCAGGCCGCAGTGATCCGCGCGGCGCTGCGGGCGTTGGAGAAGGCGACATGCCCCTGAGCTGTGACTGCGACAACGACGATCCAGATTGGTGGTATCGCGCGAATCCAGTCGCGCCGCTCGCCACTAAGCGCTCGCGCAAGTGCTGCTCCTGCAAAGAGAGGATCGCGGTCGGCGACGACGCTATGGAGTTCGTGCGGTGGCGCACCCCCGCCTACGAAAGCGTGGCGGAACGCATTTACGGCGAAGGCGGCGAGGAACCGCTTGCGTCTTGGTGGCTCTGCGACCGGTGCGCTGGACTATACGAGTCGCTCGACGCCCTTGGCTTCTGCATCGGGGCCGGCGAAGACATGCGCTCGCTGGCGCGCGAGTACGCGGAGATGCAACGCGAGGCCGGCGTGTTCAGGGGCGAATTGCTGGCGACAGCGAAGACAAACTGACGACCACCATGTTCCTCGCCCCCGCCGACCTTCGCGCCCTCACCGGCCTGCAGCGGCCGAGCGCGATCGCGCGCTGGCTCAAGGCGCGGCGGTATCCTCACGAGATCGGCGCCGATGGCTGGCCGCGCGTCCTTCGGTCCGTCGTTACCCGGCGCCTCGGCGACCCGCCCGCGCCAACGCACCGCGAGCCCATGCTCCGCCTCGTCTGATGAAGCGCGACCGCCACCTGCCGCCCGGAGCCACCCGCGCCGACGCGCAAGCGCTCGAAGCTGCGCTCCGCCGCAGACTCATCGCCGCTGCGACTGGTCGGCTCGACTACACCGTAAGCGAAGCCATCACGCGCATGCGCATCGACGCGGCGTTGGCTACTTCGGCCAGGCTTTGATGAGCGCTGCTACTTCGGCGGCTCGCTCGTCGTGAGCCGCCGCGCATTGTCGAAGTAGGTCCGCACCTTCTGCGAGTAGGTCTCCGCCGTCGGCTGCCAGTTCGGCAAGGGTGGCGGCGCGGCCACCGGCGGGGCCGGGATCGCCGGACATTGGCACGGCGGCGGCATAGTCGGCAAGCTGGCGGCGCAGCCCGCGAGCATCAGCACGAGCAGCGGCCAAGGCCGCATCGCGGCTGCGAATGGTCTGTCGGGTCTCATCAAGCGTTCTCCTGGCCGAATCCGTGGCCGCCTGTAATTCCTGTTCCTTGGTCCGCGCCCTGGCGTGCGCAGCCGCTAGTTCCGCTGCCCATGCGGCCCGCATCTCGGCGCAGGCGGCTCGCGTGGCGGCGTGCTGCGCCCGCTCGTCCCGCAGTTCCAGGCGCGGGACCACCGCCGCCCACCATATCAGCAGCAGGACTGCGATCGCCGCGACGACGTAGCCGATCAGCCGGACAACTGCCGGCGCGATTGTCAGACCACCCCAGACAGGCATAGCTGCCGCTCCCGTTCACGCCTCGCCGTCAGCCCCGGCAGCGGCACCAGTTGGCCGGCGACGCGGGCTTTGTTCCACCGTGGCAGTTCTTCGCACGCCTCGATCAGCTTGCCCGCCCGCAGCAGCCGCGCGGCCGTGCTGGTCTTCGTGTCGCAGACGATGCGCGGGCCGAGGTTGAAGGCGGCGTCGCCCCACGCGGCCAGCATGTGCTCTGGCAGGCCCGGGACGCACTCCTCCACCTGCTCGATCGCCGTCAGCATGTCGGCACTCAGGCGGGCGTGGCAGTCGCGCAGCGAGGCGGTCTGCCCCGGCGCCACCTGCTCGGTCGAGCCGTAGCAGATGGTCACGATGCCGACGGGGTCGTGATACGCCGCACGCCGCAGCCCTTCGGCTGGCGCCGCGATCGCGACGGCCAACGCGAGCGCCTTGAACATGCGGACGGTCGCCGCCGGCGTACTCATAAGTCGCGCTGCGCGATCACTCGCGCCACGAGCGCCGCCACGGTCACGGCGAGCGTCGCGAGCGCCAGCCAGCCGCGCGGCAGCCACCCGTCGGCGAACGGCATCACCACCTCGACGGCGGATAGCACGATCGCCACCACCATCAGGCGCACGCTCCAGGCGCGGCGCAGGACGAGGCGCCAGTCGGGCAGCAAGGTCATCGGCCCATCCTGCGCAGGACCGCCTCGCGCACGCGGTCTTCGCGCTGACACGTCAGCGTCGGATCAGCAATGCAGCGAGCGTCGGCCCACATTCGCCGCGTGGACAGCGTGGCCGCGATGGCGCCGCCACCCGCCGCCATCATCATCAGCGGCACGCTCACGTTGGCGATCGGCGGATTTTTGCCGAGGGCGATCGACCACAAGATGCGCAGGCTCAAGCCGGTCCATCCACAGGCACTCAACCACCGCCAGACGGTGCTGCCCACGAAGGCAATCTCGACGTAATGCGCCAGTGCCGCGATGGCGAGGTACACGCCGAGGATCAGGTCGATGTACAGCG